GTGTCCTGCCCTGTCCAAAAAACACGCCTTGCCTGTTGCCTTTCGAGTAATTGCATCGCGTACACGCTGCTAAGAGGTTATCTGGCTCATCAGTGCCGCCTTTGCTGATTGGTATCACGTGATCCACTGTTGAAGCATTCTCTGCTCCGCAGTATTGGCAACAATAGCCATCACGAATGAGTATGCGTTCACGTATTTTAGACCAGGCTCTTGTGCCTCCATTGGCTCTTGCTGACTTAGCGCTCATCAGTGGTACTTGTTTTTCTTGAAGAAGCGCCACGCATTACACATAGAACCATAACGTTTCGTGATGTATCTGATAGTCCAGTCAATCTGATTGAACGCATCGAGTTTGCCATACTTAGCATTCTTCATCTGGCCTAAGCCGTAATGAGATCCATTACGTGCATCAACTCTCCAGTTGCTTTCCTTTGTGATGAGTTGATCTAAGCAAGTGAACTGCTCCATAGATACAAGCCGAGAGTGTGCGTATAGTTTGAGTAAGTCAGTCTGCGATACTGCTTTCGCCTCTACTGTTGTGGATATTGTCAAGATCAGAATTGACATAGGTATTGCTAATAAGTTTTTATTATTTTTAATCTTTATATTTATTTTCTTTTTATTTATCTTTATTTTCAAGATATTATCTTTCAAGTATAGCGATGCACACTGACATTCTGTCAAGCATTGAGTGCGGTGTGTCCCATTGTCCACAGGCTTCTGTGGATAACTATTTAATTGCATTGAGTATCTCCCTGCTTAATTCAATCGGAACCATTGAGCGTTGCTTAGAACCTTTAATGCCTTGTGTGCCTGTCTTAGATCCTCTTGGAGCCGCTTCGTGGCACTTGTCCCCATTCTTGCAGTGTGGCCTGGCAGTCCAGCCATCAACCGCGCCCCATAAGTCAGTCGGTTTCATACGCGTTTCTCCATACGTGCAATATGTGACTGTGCGTCTATCCATGAAATCCATCATCGATTGCTTTCTAAGCATTCCACGCGGATTCTCTATGATGAAGCCTTTTGTTGGCTTTAATTCACGAATGAGCGCAATTGTGTGTTCAATCATCTTTAAGCCGGCAATTGCTTTCTCATTCTTTGGCTCTCCCGTAGGAGTCCAGTATGTGCTGCATGAGGCCACGCTGAAAGTCGTGCAAGGCGGCGAAGCCCACACGAAATCCGGTTGGCCGTATTTAGTCACAATATATTCGGCGCTGATGGACAAGATGTCTCTTTCATCGGCTGCAAATTGCTCATCAAGTTCAACCTTGACCACTGTGTGACCTGCATCGTGAAAAGCCTGTGTCGCTGATCCTGTACCAGCGAAGAAATCAAATATCAGCAAGGCCAGCCACCAGAGAATCATCGACCAGTTTGACCGAGAATGCCCCACACCCAGAGCATTGAGCGAACCATTCGTGTTCAGTCAATTCAGCGCCCTTTGTGATGAGGTGTTCTCGACGCCCATCGCCGTAAAGTTTCTTGCAGATTGAACAATCAAATCGCAGCAGTGGCATATTCGCTCCTGGCTAAATTTTCGATTGGATTGAGGTTGCCTTGATCTATCCACCAGGAATCCTGACGTGGATTCTTGAACCTCTTACGCTTAGCGAATGCCACTGGAAGCCAGCCGACGATGTAGTAAGTCGGAGACTTGCCAACGACTAGCACTGCCACATCATCATCTCGATCGTATGGATACACGATGAGATTGCCGCCAGTGTATGACGTCCAGCGAACTTCAATGCCCTGGCCTACATCTGCCCGTCTCTTGCCTTTGTTGTCGCTGATGTCGTAGTCAAGCCCGAAATATCGTGCGACTAGTAATTCAGCAGCAAGAGATTCGGCATATTCAACACATCGTTCATGATTGTTAAGTTTTGAGTTGTATTGAATGCCGTGACCTAGTGAGCCAGATTGTGCAAATACGACATCACTGGCGCGTCGATGGATAGCCCATTCATCGGCCTCGCTGATTGTCATTTTCTGCATTGAGTGCAGAACCATAGAACCGGCTCTCCTCCAACTGCACGCAAATAACCTGCACGATCTAGTATTTCGATGCGCTGGCAGTGGTCGCACGTCTCACACTTAAACTCTGCGACAATCTTGCCATCAATCAGAGTCCGACCGATCATCGTGTCCACATCAATCATTTCAGTCACCCGGCTCATTTTGTAGCCATCACAATCAGAGCGAGAATGAGAATGCATTCGATAATCACAAGAATTCTGATTAGACGATTCTTCATCATACTTGTGGCCTCCACTGTCCATCAGATCCGAGCATGTACCAGGCTGGCGGACACTGCTTCGCCTTTACCTTTTCGACGCACATATAACCGCCCCAGCCCTTGCCAGTCTTGGCTGATGTGCCTTCTTTCCAGATCATGTGACCATGAGCGCACATCGGAGCAGCAGCAACTTGAACGCCGCCTAGAGTTTCTTTGATCGTGTCAATGGCAGTTCCCAGAGTTGGAATTCCGGCTTCTTCTGCCTCTTCGCGTGTCTTAAACGATGGGACATCTCCATGCTTTGTGTTCCAGTAGTCATAGGCGACGGCTGAATCTTGAACAATCTTTGGATCGATTCGCTCTACTTGCTGCATATTCTGAACTGTTGGTCGTTTATCAGATCCAAGCACCAGGCCGACACATCTGCCAATTGCGCTTGTGACTGTATCCTCGACGAACCATTTTTTCATCTGGACGTTGTAGGTGTTTACGTTGCCGAATGCGTAATCAATGCCGGCTGGCTCTTGATCTTCGTAATGACGATAAACACGGCATTCAACTAGGACGTAGCCCTTTTCCAAGTTGATGTCCATGATTGAGGTGTGAATCTTGCCGTCTTTGTGGGTAGCCCAGAATCGCTGAATGCGTGCGGCAACATCTTCGTAATTTTCCAAGAAACTCATTTAGCAACCGCCTTAGATGAAATATGGCGAGTCACTGCTCGGCCTCGTTGATAGCCTTCTTTGTGACCTTCTTTGTAACCGACTGAATAACTAACAATCGCCCAGAGAATACAGGCGATAGCCATTAGGACGAATAGTCCGATTTCACTTGTTGTCATTTTGCTCCCGTGGGAGCCTTGTCGTTGCTCCCAAATAAAGAATGACATCAACAACCGACATTGGCAAGATTCGCCTCGGCGTGTCTATTTCTTAAGAGCAATCTCCAGCATCATTTGATCTAAGCGCTGCTCAATTCGATTGACTTGATCCTTGAGACTGTTCCCACCATTCGGTTGAAACTCTCGCATGATTGACTTCACCATGAATCTCATTGACGAATAGATGGCAGTGAGCACCGCAAGGACAAGCCCACCCACCGCCGTCCATTCGCCGACACTCACTTCGTCTTACCGAATTGCGCGTCGTTAGGATTTAACCAGCGAAGAATCACTGGCAGAATTGAAGCGATACCTGCCCCGGCAATCGCTTTCGGATCTGTCACACCGGCAAGATATACGGCGATGCAACTACTCAGGAAACTTCGTCCCCACGAAGCGCCCATAGCCTTGAGATCTTTCATTTCTTTTTCTCCTTTGGCTTTGCCTTTTGGATTGGCTCAACCACTGGATATTCTCCATCATAAGCAACGAGGCGAGCGCGAGCGAAACCCACAATCTCTTTGTTGATATAGCGCTGCTTAAGCATCACCATTCCGCCGTTGCGTTGATCTCCGTTTCCGGAGGTATTGCCTTCGATAGTTAGGACGCTCGACGCACCAACTTTTACGACAATTCCGATGTGACTGATGCGATCGATGCCATCATGTGGAAAGTCCATGAAGCAGAGATCTCCCAGTTGTGGCTTCTCTTCAATCCAGCGACCAAGTTCTTTCATCTTATGAGCACCGGCAGCCGTTGAAACCATTGATGGAATCTTGACTTTTGCCGCATCGAAACACCAATTGCAGAACGAACCGCACCAGGGCAGTCCGTCCGCCTTTGTAAATTTGCCGTACTTTGTCAGATTCTCGCCAGTTTCGACTGTGCCAATTTCTGCTAGTGCGACTTCAATAATCCGAGCAGCAGTGCCGTCTGGATAGTTAGCCATGAATCATCTCAGTCAAGTGTTCCACTATGAAAGCAGCAGTTTCGCTTCATCGGCAGTTATGCCAAGTTTGGCTAGTAATGCTGCTTTATCGGCTTCGGCTTTAATTATTGCCTCTTCATCAGCAATCTGCATTAAACGCATATCAGCCCAATCGCTGCAAGCCTTTTCATATTCTTCGGTTGTTAATTCAATTTGCTCATCATTTACGGTTGCAATCATCTTAGGATTTTCAGCCTTTAGTTGTGCAATCATTTCTGCTTTTGTTGTCATAGTTATGCCGCCTCGTATGTAATAATGAACTCCCACGCATCGGATGTCGCGTAGGCTACTGGAACTGTTGAACCTGCATAATCATAATAAGTGTATGTTGTGGCTTTGTTGTTATTATTAGCCATTACACGCACTTCGGTTGCGGAGTTAAAAACAATCAATCCTTGATATGGTGAAGCAAGGCTGTTATCCCAAAATACCGATTGACCTGCAACTTGATTTTGAACATAAGATGAAGATGCTGTGACAGGCAAACTTATGCGGTTATTTGAAGCACCCATTGATGTGGTAGTACCAAATAAAAGTCTAAACCAAGCGGTCACAACTTTTCCAGTTTGTGAATATCTTGCAATTACTGTGCCGTTTCCTACGCTGAATCCTGTATAGGTTGGTGTCCAAGTAGTCCAAGTACCACCGCTTGAAGGTGTAGCCCATTCAAGTCCTGTTGAAGCGGTACTATCCGCCACAAGTGTTTGGCCATTTGTGCCTACGCTGAGTGCTTGTAAGGTGTCCGCAGCAGTTCCAGCAAGAAGATCACCCTTTGCATTGATTGCGTAGTTTGTTGTATCAGCAACGTATTTCAATCCGACTGTTTGAGTTGAATCTGCAACCAATCGAGTTTCATTTGTGCCTACTGCAAGGCGCGCATCAACTGTGCTAAAAGTAAATAAATCGCCCTTAGTCGTCAGCGGTGTCTGATCCGTAGGAGTGACCCACGTAAAGTCCATATTGGTATTTGATGTCTTTGATAAGACTTGACCAGTTGTGCCACCAAGTAACTCGGACATTGATGTATCGACGGCCTGGCCGAATGTGTTGAAATCAGCCGGAAGATTTGTGACGAGACTTGTACTCGTCGGCATCACCCAGCCGAAGTTTGTTGTTGGATTTGCCATTGTTTCTCCTTAGTTCACGACTAGCGCGTCCGCGTAGTCAAGGGTAGGGCTAAGCGTGTTAAAAGTTTCTGCGACACTCACATCTTGCCATTCCATCGCCTGAAGTGAAAATGGAAGCGGCGAGACAAGAAGAGTCACTGCGAGTTCGTTATACGAAGCCTGGAATCGCCAGCCCTCCACAAAGCCCAAGAAATTTCCGGATTGCATATTGACCGGTAAGTCCGAAAGCGAAATTGGCTGACCCATAAACACGTTGATAAGAGCGTCACGATCTAAGTCATCAAGTTCTGGATTGGTCAATGCGAAAGTAATGGATTCCAGGAACGGCTGAGGTTGCGCTCGCAGTGTCAAATAAAAGTCGGCTTGATCCTGAGCATCGACTGCGTGATTAAGCGAAGTCGTAATTTGCTGAGCAAGTTTTCCATAGAGCGCTATTGAAGCCGCATCTGTGGCCGTCTCTGTTCCCGATTTCCACACGATAGAGACATCGTTGCGAATATCTCCGGCTTTAGTCTGAATCTTAATTCCACGCGCCAGAGCCTGATTTGCTGTGAGTTCTGTGTATCCGTTTGTGGCTAGGTAAGTCGAACGATGAGTGGAATCGGCATAAGAAATCTGACCTTGAGCATTCTCGTAAATATAACCAAGTCCAGAAGTGGCAAGGTCGGCCACAAGATTCCAGACGATTGTTTGACTTGCTCCACGATTTGCCAGTTCGTAATTGCCTGGACGATCTATCTCTCCGAGTCCAGTATTTTGAGCATCAGCCCAAGTCTCGGTCGCTGGTGTGTAAGTCGCCCACGTAAGAGCGGCTGGAACTTCGCCCCAGTTGTTTACCAGTAAATCTGACAGGATTGTGTAAATCTGATCACCATCGAAATCGACTGAAAGCACGCCTTCAGTTAATGCCTTCTGAAGCCTTGCTAGGGCTCCTAAAGCCGTGATTGTTATCTCCTGAGTGATTGCCACTGAACCGGCTTGCGAGACGACCACTGAGACGTCCACCACGGAACCGCCAAAGATTGGGACAAAAGTGCCAGAAGTGTCCTTGACCTCGATTGTGACGGAATCATTGATTTCGGTTGTGATGGCTGAAAGATTGAGATTGATGAGATTGATTGTGCAATATCCGGCTTGAGCCTGTGTGTAGATATTTGTGCGCCCTGATGAAATTGAAAGATTGGCAAGAATGACGTCGGTGTATTCAACCGCGTTGATTAAGACGCGCCAGACTGGAGCCCACTGTGTCATTAGATAGCCTGAAGTGCGCCGGCTCCGCCAGTGCCTCGATAGAACGAATCATTGAGAACGTTGATGATTGTACGAGCCGTACCTTCTGCATCGATTGCGCCATTGACTGTCAGATTGATTCTTGCCGCATTTTGAGAATCTGTGAAACCACCAGCGCCTTGAGCCGCTAAACGCGCTGCATTCTGTGAATCGGTAAATCCTCCTCCAGCCATAACTGCACCCATCGCAGCGCTTGAAACTCCGCCGCCGGTTGTGCCGCTAGAAGATGAAGTAGATCCGCCTGAGACGTTTGGAACAACAACCTTTGGAATGGTCACTGATGGCGTTGTTCCTTTTGGAATCGTAACGCTTGGAACGCTAATTGATGGAGCCGAAATTGTAGAGACGTTAGGCAAGAATGGAATTGAGTTGTAAACACGAATGAGAGCGTTGATTCCAGCAACGGCTCCAGAAATCAATGAGTTCAATCCAGAGATAACCGCTCCAATGACGTTGATGATTCCTCCAGCAATTTCTCCAACAACCTTGAAGGCTCCACCTAAGACTGTCACTAGAACCGGCACAACGTACTTCTGAATAAATCCAATGAACTCTGTGAAGGCTTCTTTGTTGTTATCAATTGCGTCAGTGATTGGCTTGAAGAAGTCTGCAAATTGTCCAAGAGCCGGAACAACCTTGCTCACGATAAAGTCCACTAGTTGCTGAATGATTGGGAGCAATTTATATCCGATAGTTTCTTTTGCTTCATCGAATGTAACTTTCAAGCGATCTAAACGGCCTTGATATGTCTCTGCATTTGCGGTGGCAGCGCCACCAAATAAATCTGTTAGTTTCTTCTGGACGTCAGTGAATGACATTGTTTTAAGTTCAGCAGAAGATAATCCGATGCCTAACTTTCCAAGAGCGGCAGTATTGCCATCGTATGCCTTACCGATTGCGTTCGCGACTGCCTCGAGCGGCTTGCCTGTTGATGTGGAGACATCGAGTGCAACGGAAAGAAGATCCTGCGCTCTGCTTAAATCTCCAGTCGAGAGTGCGATGCGCTGCAAAGCCGGACGAAGTTTGTCATCGCTGACGCCGGTTGCCAAAGACATCTTTAGAATCTGATCTTCAGTGGCTTTGATTTGTGCCTGAGTTGCTCCTGTTGCAGACTTTAGAGCGTTAGCAAGTTTTACCTGTGCCGCTTCATCTTCAATCGCCGCCTTGACGCCATCGACTCCGATTTTGATTGCATAAGCAGCAGCAGCAGCGCCAGCAGCCGCGAAGGCCATGCCGGCTTTCTTGCTGAATTCGCCCATCTTGGAAGAAGAGTCATCAACGTCTCCATTGGCTTGAGCCAGCGATTTCTTAAGTTGATCTACATCAGCCAGAATCGAGAGTTTAAGTGTGCGCGATTGTCCGGCCATTTACCACTCCTTCAAGATTCGGTCGAAAGCATTTTCCCACTTGTCAATGATTTCTGGCTGGATTGCGCGGAGTGTCGGATAAATAAACCAACCAGTTGAGCCGCGTCCTGTTGAGCCTGACCAGATTGGGAATTGCTTAAACTTGTTAGATCCGAATTCTGTACCGCCCCAAAGATCCTTTGTTGTTGCTCCGCCAGAGAACTTTTGACTTACAAAGCCGAAAGAGAGTTCACCAATCTTGGAAGATTTAGAAACACGGGAGCCACTGGCAATTCTGTCGGCTGCCTTGCCCCTGGTGACTGCCTTTTGCTGAATCTTGCCTTGTGCAAATTCTGCCAGCGCTGATGATTCTCTTTTAGCCGCGTCTGTGGCTTCTGAATCCATCGCCTTGAATGCTGAAGTAATGCGACGAAGGTCAGCCTTATCGTAGGCAATTTCAACCTTGTCGCTCATTCTGTTTCTCCAGTATCTCGAAGGCCGTATAGATCTGCTCCGCCGTCGTCCATTCGCTCATCGGAATTCCTGTGGCTATTGCTAACTCCACAAGGATTCGATTTACGCTTCCGGCGGCGTAACTTTTGGGAGAACGTCACCGACTGTCACGTCGGCCACTGTTTCACACCAGATTTCATAGCCCTTGATTGGCTTACCACCGGCTTCACGTTTCATCGCATTCCACGCAAGGAAGAGAAGATCAGAGATTCCGATCTTCTCCTGCGCTTGCGAGATTGTGCTGCCTGTCTTTTGTTCCCATTTAGCCCACTCTGGCGGTTGTGCGGTGTATGTGCCGAACTCGCCATTTGTGTATTCGATTGTAATTGGTAGTCTCATTATTTGCTCCCGTTTCTATTGATTAACTGATTGTGAGAACTGGTGTTGTTGAGCAAAGCATTGCCCAAGTGTCAGTCTGTGCATCTGGAGCAGCGCCGCCAGCAGTTGGAGCCACTGGAAAGACGTTGCCGGCAAATGATGCGCCAGTTGCTGACACAAGCGTGAACGCAAGTGCAGTATTTGGAGCAGAAGAGAATGCAGTCCACATCGCTTCGAAAAGTGATGAACTAGCGCCCCAGTCTGCAAGAAGTGAAATGTTGAGTGTCCATTGATCATCGATGTGCTTGTAAGCCTTCCCATCGAGTGTTTGATAAGTCGTGATCACTGGCGCATTGACCAGAGTGACCGCAGTTGTCTGCGCGTCATAATTCACTGAATTCAGGGTGAAGGTTATGTCGCGACCCGTGACGATAGTTGTTGGCATTTGTCTATCTCCTTAGATTGTCTGTTGTGTGTAGTAAGTGCTGACCGCGAGATCCGCCACTAGTAGGTTAGATGCTCCCACTGATTGAATTGTCGGACGTTGGACGTCTCCGACTTCGTAACCAGTAGGCATCGCTGCGATGATGCTGATTATCAATTGCTCAAGATTATCTAGTGCTCCGGCCGTGTTGTTATAGGCAACGGCCGCAGTGACCACGAAGTTGATTTTCACGCGCACCGCAGACTTGCCGATTGTTGTCGTCTCTAAATAAGGCGAATCGGGAACGATTACGCAAGCCGGAGGAATGACTGCTTCTGGAGGCGATGAATAAACTGAAGCGACGACGCCAGAAAGTGCAGTCGCAAGAGTGCCTCGGACGTTGGTCGCAATTGTTGTCGGAGTTGGCATCACATAGCCATCGTTGAAGTGTCAAGGAATGGAGAAAGTAATCCGACCACTCTGTTCATTAAGGATCGTCCCATTCTGTACGGAGACGGCGTGAAGTCCACGCCTTCGATTTGACCGCCTGGAGCGACCACTGATTGGAAGATCTCCACACTAACAATCGTCACGGCTTGTTCGACTGCCGGAGTTGATGCGTAAAGTGTGGCGGCGTTGGATCCGGATAAGTAAGCAACGCCAGCCGGTATGACTTCGCGAAATGCAATGTTCGCGTTTGTCTTAGCGGCAGTGAATACATAGAGCGCTTGACCATACATATTGATTGACGGAATGAAAGGAAACGCTTGCCAGTAATTAGAAGTGACTGTGATTGTGCCGTTGAAAGTTGATGGAACGCAACCAGTGACGACGACTGTTTGACCCTCGACGAAAGTGTTTGGACGTTGCGTGATGTAATAGGCGACGTTGTTTTCTAGATAAACGCCGGCGATTGCTGCTTGATTAGCCGTTAGCATCGGCAAGATTACATTCTCAGCAGAATCAATGATTCCGTCAAGATAAGCATCTGAATACAGGGACGACGAAACGCCCAAGACTGTCCGCAGTTGCGATGCAGTAATGATTGCTGGCATTTCATCGTCCCTTCGTATTCGGCTGGGCTAGATACGGGAGCGCACCTAGCCCATGATCAGTTTGTTTAGGTTAAGTTGAAACGACGAAGTCCGCCGGCGAAAGTAACTCCAGCAGCGACGTATCCGTAAAGCATCAATTCAATTTCGCCAGTTGTTGGAACGTTGGCTGAAAGTGTCAATGCTGGAGATTCGAAGATTTCAATTGAGCGTGGCTCAATAATGAAGGCTGAATCGTCAATTGTTGTTGAAACCATGTTGGCATCGACATAAAGATCCAAGGCCTAGACGTTTCCACGAATTGATGTTGGATTAGCAGTACCACCGGCATTTTGTGTCAATGGCTGAGCGTTGTAAATTGGACGCCCTGTTGAATCAGTCGCACCCATCAAGAGTGACCACTGTGAAGTTCCAGCGACGTATGCAGTTGCAGTGCGCTTTGTTGCATTGTAAGCAGCAGCCGCTTCTGTTGATACGTAGGAGATGATGCCGGCTGATGTTGCAGCAGTTGTTGCTGCTTGTGTTCCGCCAGCAACGATTTGAGCAATTACGTACTCATCGACTGCTTGAGCGTAGCCATCGCGAAGATTTTGCAACATGATTTCATAGAATGATGGATCTGAGCGATCTAGCAATTCTACTGAGTAGCGCTGGAAGCCAGCCTTCTTGATAACTGTCGCATTTACATAAGCAGAAGTGATTTGAGTTGTTCCAGTTGGATCTCCGCCTTCTGCCACTGTTGCAACTGTTGAGTTGGCAGTGATTTTAGGAATCGACACTGTCATTCCGTATGAGTTAAGTGGACGAGTTCCACCGCAAGCGTCCACAGTTGGACGAACCATTGTTGTATTAGTTGCAACGTCGCGGATATAGGAAACCGGTGAGAACGCTGGATTTGTTGTAAATGAATCATCGGCAGCCATTACGTACTGACGAGAATCTTCGTTGCCCATCTTCGCCTTGATTGTGTGCTCTAGGTATGCCCCTGGAGTTGCAATTGGTGAACGTGGCTTGGTGAAATACAACGGACGAGTTGCATCTGTTGCAGTTACGACTTTGGAAGCCTCAACCGCTTCGGCTGCTGCTTCGGGAACGGCTGGAGTTGATTCCATTTCGTTTTCTCCTTGTGTAGTTGGTGTGTTTGTTTCTGCTTCTTCGGCTTGTGGCTCTGATTCAGAATTTTCTGTTTCACTTGCTGCGACTGCAACCTTTGCGCTCGCAATTGCTGGATCTGTTACTAGTGAGACTTCCTTAAGAGCACTCGCACTGATAACTAAAACGCCATCGACATTCTTGTACTTCTCTGCTAGAACTCCCACTGAAAATCCATCACGCAACCCAGAACTAGCCTCGACCAGACTGTCGTTGCCGGCCGTTGTGTTGCCTATAGCGAACGTTGCATCAATTCCTTCGTCGGTGACTTTGTAGGATTTTAAGAATCCAATTGGCGCTTCGCGACGATGCTCAAGTAACAATTTCGTTGAATCGCCGAAAGTTATTGAGCCAGGCTTGAACGATGTTGCTCCGGCTGATGTTGATCCAGTTTCATTCCAGGTGACGATGCGTCCAGAGATTTCGCGCTTCGGAAAGTCAGTGGCCGTGACTTTGATTGAGAAGTCGAGATTCATCGGAGTTGGCTTTGTTTCTTTCATTTGATTGTGTCCTCTTCCATTCGGATTTCTTCTGACGTGATTGCACCTACATCGAAAAGCATCTTATAAACTTCTGCACGCTCTTTAGCAGAACCGCGAAGATAATCATCTAAATCGAATTTGACTTCTTGTGACGGCGGAACGAAATCATTTGGCATTCCAGTCATTGAAAGACGCTCTTCAATGGCACACATCACCGATCTCAAAGAGAAATCAACGAGCGTCTGACGTGAAAGATTGGCGTTGGAGTAGGTCATGCTGGAGCCAGTTTCTGCATCGACGTAATAAGCCGGAATGCCACACGCACGCGCCAATTCAGTCGCAACGTATGATCTAGCCTGATTCAATTGAAGTTTCTCTGGGTCAAATCCTAAAGCCTGTAATTCAACGTCAGCGTTTAAGAATGCAGTTGCGCGATTGCGTCGAGCAGCGCCCCAGGATTCAAGAAGTTTCGCGATGCGATCTGCTGGAAGTGCAGTGCCATTAGATTTCAACACCATCGTCGGAACTGGCTCGCGTGCGTACATAACCGCAGCGCGCTCCAATTCTGCACCGGCTTTAATTGTGCGACCGGCACGATTCAAGATTCCTTCGTCTGTTCCGTAGAACACTGCAAGAGCACCCACACCAGATTCTGGCGCTGGAATGTTATCGACTGTGTAGTACTCAATCTCTGTTCCGCGTGCATTTGTAATGATGCCGATGCGAGTTGGCGAAATTCTTTCTGCTGATCTGATGCGATATGTGTCTGCATAAATTTCAGTAATGCGGAGATAGCCATACCCAAAGAGGAGCAAATCTTCGCAGAGCCAGGCATACGTCGAAGATCCTGGAACACGATGGTCTGGCTGCATAATTACACGTGGAGGATTTTCTACTTCTTCGTGATCTGCTTTCATGCGAACTTCAAGCGGAATCGATGCAACGCTTGAGCAGATTATGTTACGTGCGCGAGCACACGTTGGAACTGACATGAATTCAGCGCGAGAAGCAGTGATTCCAGTTAATCCGTAAAAGTTGTAAATTGAATCACTCGTATTCGTCGGCGCAAGTGCTGCCTGGACGTCATACGTTGCAGCCGGAGCCGCCGTCGTGATGTTGCGAGAGAATAGACCCATGTCGCGAAGTCTAAGGCTCTCCTTTACATCTATCCGACCAGAATATCAATCTCCATCTCTGGGCGTGTCGCAAAGTGTGTCGCAAGAGCAGAAGCCACTGCCGCGCAGACTGCGACGGAAGAGGCGCGCCGTCCGATAATCCAGCCGCCATCGCCCATTGGTAATCTCACTGCCGATAATATCTGCTTGGATAATTCTGCCTGTTTTCCGTGAATCAATCTCTTTGAGGTAATCGCCCCGAGAAGTTCGTCGCAACTTTGTCCATACAAGGCTCCGTCGATGTCAATGACGGGAATTCCTGCCGGTTGCAATCTAGCCGCAACGGCTGACGAAGTTCTCTTGCTGAAAGCCACATATTCGAGCGGATACTTTCTGGCATAGGGAGCGATGTCATTGGCGATGGCTTTATCGTCTAAGGAAATTGGATTGTGCCAGGTGTGCAGAAGTTTGATGTTGAAAGTGTCGTCCGGATTCTTTTGAGCAGCGACTAACGCTCCGTCTCTGCGATCTGGCGATAGATCAAGGCCGAACCACGTGACCTTTTCGACATCGAGTTGAATCTCATCAGATCCACACTCTTCCCATTCCTTGACGGGAATTGCTCCGGAAATTGTATTGACCCAACGGCAGAGCACCTCCGTCTGGACGACATCTGGCGGATCATTGAGAACGGCGCGGATATTATCTTCGTGGATTGTGTGACCCAGCGCCGGATTGCTTGCGACCCAATTCTTTTCATCTTCAATTTTGTCCGAGAATGCTGACCACTCGAAATAGGCGATGTCATCGTTTCCGCCGGCAGCCGAAGCCATACCGCGCTCGCGAAGTTGATTAAGAATCAAGGAATGCTGATCTCCAGCATTTGAGAACGTCCAGAGTTGAGGATTCTTAGCGGCCATCATCGTATATCTCATCGCTGACCAGGCTTCCGTGTCTTTCAATTGACGCGTCTCGTCCATGTACACAGTTTCCGGCTTAGCAAATCCACGAGCCGCAGCGTTTGCCGCCTTGACCACGTAACGAGCGCCGGACATCAATTCAATCTCTTCGGATCCATGAGCCCATCGAATCTTCTTGACTTGCTTCGCCAGAGATTCATTGTTCTCAATGATGCTGACCACGTGCCGAAAAGTCTCCAGCGATGTCGTGAGTACGTGAGCCGAACCAAGTTGGAGCGATTCTTGCCACAGGAAAAGGCGAGCCAGAATCGACATCTCCATAATCGTAGATTTTCCATTCTGACGAGCGGCCACCACCACGACCAGAGGAGCGTGCCAGCGCCCGTCCGGCTTGACCTTAAGTGCGTGCTCAAATACGAATTTCTGCCAGGGCATGAGATCAATGCCAATCTGAGAAGCGAATTCGATAATTTCTAAGCCTTTAGACGGCAAATCGTTGAGCCTAGAGTGGATTCTAGGCGTTCCTGAGCCCATTAGGCGCTTAGGTTGGGTATCGATTCCCTGTTCGTCCCTATTCGCCTCTGGTACGACCTGGAGCGCCCTTATTTGACCCTGTTCAGCCTTAGTCATGACTTGTGCTTTCTTGTGTCGGTGAAAACGGAAAAG